AGAACAATCTACTCAAAAGTATAAAGATGAAATGTCTATAAACGGTGATTTATCTTATTTAAACTTAGACTGGAAACCTGTTCCAGTATTACCTAAGTTTGTTGATATTGTTGTAAATGGAATATCTAATAAAAGTTACGAGTTAAAAGCGTATGCTCAGGATCCGGAATCTGTTAAAGCAAAGACAGACTATGCTGAAAGCATTATTAGGGATATGATGGCTAAAGATTTATTAAATGAAATTCAAGCAAAGCTTGGAGCTAATTTATATAATACGCTTGATCCAGAAGGATTGCCTGAAACAAAGGAAGAATTAGAAATACGTTTACAGTTAGATTACAAACAATCTATAGAGATAGCAGAAGAAGAAGTAATAAATCAAATATTAGATCGCAATAGGTATCTATTAATTAATAGAAGACTAAATTACGATTTAACAGTATTAGGGATTGCGGCTGCTAAAACGGGTTGGAACAAAGCGGAAGGGGTTACTATTGATTATGTAGATCCAGCAAACTTAGTTTACTCATATACTGAAGATCCAAACTTCGAGGATATATATTATGCCGGTGAAGTTAAGTCTATTAGTTTAGAAGAATTGAAAAAACAATTTCCTCATTTAACAGATGAAGATTTAAAAGAAATAGAAAAATATCCCGGAGATGTTAATTATACTCGTAACTATTACGGGCAAGATCAAAATGATAATACGGTTCAGGTATTATACTTTGAATATAAAACATACGCTAATCAGGTATTTAAAATAAAACAAACAGAGCAAGGATTAGAAAAAGCGTTAGAGAAATCTGATACATTTAATCCACCAGAAAGCGATAACTTTAATAGAGTATCAAGGTCTATTGAGGTATTGTATTCTGGGGCAAAGATACTTGGGTTCGAAAAAATGCTGCAATGGGAATTGGCTGAGAATATGACAAGACCTTATGCCGATACAACCAAGGTAGAAATGAATTATACAATTTGTGCCCCTAGAATGTATAAAGGTAGAATTGAATCATTAGTTAGTAGAACAACTACGTTTGCCGATATGATCCAATTAACGCATTTAAAATTGCAACAGGTACTATCTAGAATGGTTCCTGATGGAGTATTCATTGATGTTGATGGGCTTGCTGAAGTTGATTTAGGCAACGGCACAAACTATAATGCGGCAGAAGCTTTAAATATGTATTTCCAAACAGGTAGCATTGTTGGTAGATCGCAATCACAAGATGGCGGACAAAATCCAGGCAAAGTGCCAATTCAAGAATTACAAACATCTTCAGGCAATGCAAAGATACAATCATTAATAGCCACTTACCAATATTACTTACAAATGATCCGTGATGTTACTGGATTAAATGAAGCAAGAGACGGTAGTACACCTGATAGGGATGCATTAGTAGGTTTACAGAAAATGGCAGCCGCTAGTTCTAATACAGCTACAAGGCACATTAAGGACGCTAGTTTGTATCTTACATTAAGGATATGCGAAAATATTTCTTTAAGAGTAAGTGATTCCTTAAATTACCCATTAACAAAGGCATCGTTAATAAATAGTATATCAATATCAAGCGTTGAAACTTTAAAAGAAATTGAGACTTTAAACCTTCACGACTTTGGTATCTATTTAGAATTAGAACCAGAAGAAGAAGATAAAGCGCAATTGGAACAAAACATTCAGATTGCATTACAATCAGGAGGTATTGATCTAGAAGATGCTATTGATCTTAGGCAAATAAAGAATTTAAAGTTAGCTAACCAATCTTTGAAATATAAAAGAAAGAAAAAGTTAGAAAGAGATCAAGCAAATCAACAAGCAAATATACAAGCACAAGCTCAAGCAAATGCTCAAGCATCAGAAGCGGCTGCAATGTCAGAGGTTCAGAAACAACAAGCATTAGCGCAAACAGAAATTCAGATATTGCAATCAAAATCTCAATTTGAGATACAAAGGATGCAACAAGAGTTGTTAATTAAAAAACAAGTAATGGCAGAGCAGTTTGGGTATGATATGCAATTAGCTCAAGCTCAATTACAAGTTACACAACAAAAACAAACGCAAGCTGAAGATCGTAAAGATCAAAGAACAAAAATACAAGCTACACAACAATCAGAGTTGATTGACCAAAGAAAGAACAATTCTATGCCTAAAGATTTTGAATCATCCTACGGTGAAGACTTATCAGGGTTTGGATTAGAATAAGTAGTAATTAACCAATTTTATAATATTATATCATGTCAGAACAAATTCAACAAGAGGGTAGTTTCAAACTACAAAAAAGAAAACCTCAGATGAAGAAATTAGATAAACCAAATTTAGTTTCAAAAGTAGATTTAACAATTAAAACAGAAACACCAGATGCCATTCAAGAGCAAAGCACAAATGAAAGCGTGTTGGTCAATCAAGGACCCGAAGTGGGATTGCAAGAAGTGGTCCAAGGAAACACCATCAACGAGCAAGTTGCCGAAAAAGTTGATCAAAAAGAAATAGCTGTAATGCATGAGGTTAGCGACGAAGAAGTCAATGCGGCTTCCAAAACATTAACCGTTGAAGTTAAAGAAGCAATTGCTGAATCTGAAAAAACGGGTAGGGCGTTGCCTGATAACGTCGAGAAGTTAGTTTCTTTTATGGAAGAGACTGGAGGAACAGTAGAAGATTACGTTAGATTGAATGCTGATTATTCCTCTATTAACAACGAAGTGCTGTTAAAAGAATATTACAAAAAGTCAAGACCGCATTTAGATTCTGAAGAGATTGAATTTCTTATGGAAGATAGATTTAGTTACGACGAAGATGAAGATGATGAGCGAGACATCAAAAAGAAAAAACTCGCTTTCAAAGAAGAAGTTGCAAAAGCCAGAACCTTTCTAGAGGATCTTAAAGGTAAATATTACGAGGAAATCAAGTTGAGACCCGGAGTTACCAAAGACCAACAAAAAGCAACAGACTTTTTTAACCGATATAATGCGGAACAACAAGCGGTAGAAACACAGCATTCTAAATTTAAGGATGATACTAGAAGTTTCTTTACTCAAGAATTCAAAGGTTTTGATTTCAAAGTGGGTGAAAAAAACTTTAGGTATGGAGTTCAAAATACAGAAACTGTAGCGGATAAACAATCGAATATAACAAACCTGGTTAAGAAGTTCTTAAACGATAAAGGCGAAGTTACGGATTTGAAAGGGTATCATAAAGCTATCTATGCTGCTGAAAATGCCGACACTTTGGCAAGTCACTTTTATGAGCAGGGTAAGGCCGATGCAATTAAAGACATCGTCGCTAAATCTAACAACATTACAACCACTCCAAGACAAACGTCAACAGGTGAAATATTTGTTAATGGATTTAAAGTAAAAGCTATCAACGGGGTTGATTCTACAAAACTCAAAATTAGAAAATTTAACAATTAAAAATTAAACAATTATGGCAAATGTTACGCCTACTTTCGGAAGTATTATACCTTCTCAGAAGCAACAAGCTTTAAACACAAATTATTTGAATTTCACGGATCCAACTAATCCTGATTTTTCATCTTTCGCACAACAATACTTACCTGAAATCTACGAAGCTGAAGTAGAACGTTACGGAAACAGAACTCTTTCTGGATTCTTGCGTATGGTAGGGGCTGAAATGCCAATGACTTCAGATCAGGTTATCTGGTCAGAGCAAAATAGATTGCACGTTGCTTATAACGATGTAGTAGTTACTGATGATGCGGCTGGTATTCTTACTATCCCTGTTGATTTAACCCCTGCTACTCCTGAAGAGTATGTTGCAAACGTTATTTCTATCAATCAAACTATTGTTATCTTGAACCCAACAACTGGCGTTGAAGTTAAAGCAATTGTTACTGCTAGTAATATTACTACTGGAGCTATCACTGTTGCTCCTTATACTGCCGCTACTTTAGCTGCTGCTGGAATTACTGAATTGGGTGGAGATGTTAAAATCTTTGTTTACGGTTCTGAATATGCTAAAGGTTCTACATTAGCAAACGATGACTACCAAAGCATTACGCCTTCATTCACTCAATATTCTAACTCTCCAATTATTATCCGTAACAAATATGTTGTTAATGGATCTGATACTGCACAAGTAGGATGGGTTGAAATTGCAACTGAAGATGGAGCAAATGGATACTACTGGTATTTGAAAGCTGAATCTGAAACAAGATTACGTTTTGAAGATTATCTTGAAATGTCTGTTGTTGAGGGTGAATTAGCTACTGCTGGTTCTGCTGCTGCAACTGCTGGTAAAAAAGGTACTCAAGGTTTATTCTCTGCCGTTCAAGATAGAGGTAACGTATTGAATAACTTCTCTGCCGCTGCAGGTTTAACTGAGTTTGATTCAATCTTGAAAAACTTAGATACTCAAGGAGCTATCGAAGAAAACATGTTGTTCTTAAACCGTCAAACATCTCTTGACTTTGATGATATGCTTGCCGCATTATCTTCTGGAGCTGCTGGTGGTGTTGCTTACGGTTTGTTTGAAAACTCTGCTGAAATGGCATTGAACTTAGGTTTCTCAGGTTTCCGTAGAGGATCTTACGATTTCTACAAAACTGACTGGAAATACTTAAATGACGCATCTACTCGTGGAGCTGTTGCAAATTCTGGAATTGATGGTATCTTGGTACCTGCTGGAACTTCTACAGTATACGATCAAATCTTAGGTACTAATATCCGTAGACCATTCTTACACGTTCGTTATAGAGCTGCACAAGCTGACGATAGAAGAATGAAATCTTGGGTAACTGGATCTGTTGGAGGTGCTTACACATCTGATCTTGATGCAATGGAAGTAAACTTCTTGTCAGAAAGATGTTTATGTGTTCAAGGAGCTAACAACTTCGTATTGTTTACTTCAGTAGACTAATCATAATACCTTGTAAACTTTGCCCTTGTTGAACTGACGAGGGCAATTTTTACTTTTTAAAAATAATTAATTATATCATATCATGTCAAAAACAAAAGCAATTCCAGCAGAAGGTTGGGAAATTAAAGATAGAACTTATCTATTAACAGGGTCACACAGTCCGTTAACATATACAATCTCTTCAAGACACTCAAGAAGATTTCCATTATTATGGTTTGATGAAGAAACTGGTGAACAAAAAGAATTAAGATATGCAACCAATCAGAATTCACCATTTATGGCGGATCAAAAAGGAGAGGCTACATTAGGGCATATCATGTTTAAGAATGGTACTTTAACGGTTCCAAAGGAAAAACAAAACTTACAAAAACTATTATCTCTATATCACCCGATGCTTAATAAGAAATACCGTGAATTCAGTGCGGTTCAAAAAGCAACAAATGAATTAGATACTTTAGAAGCTCAAGTTACAGCGATGAATGCAGCAATGAATATGGATATTGATCAGGCTGAAGCAATTATACGCGTTGAGGTTGGATCTAAGGCATCTAGAATGACTTCTAAGGAGTTAAAAAGAGATTTACTATTATTTGCCAGACAAAATCCTAGTTTGTTCTTAGAATTGGCTAATGATGAAAACGTACAATTACGTAACTTTGCAATTAAAGCATGTGAAGCAAACATCATTAAGTTATCTCAAGACCAACGTGATTTTAAATGGGCTAGTAACGGTAAAAAATTAATGACAGTTCCCTTTGATGAAAATCCATACTCAGCAATGGCAGCTTTCTTTAAGACAGACGAGGGAGTAGAGATATTCCGGTCTATTGAGAAAAAATTTCAATAATACGTAATATTAATATGTAGGCGGTAATTTAACTATTGCCGCCTTAATATTATAATAAAGATACAAGATGGCAATAAATGTAAACACGGTTTATAAAACAGTTTTATTAATACTCGATAAAGAGCAAAGGGGATACATTACTCCGCAAGAATTTAATAGTATTGGTACACAAGTACAATTAGAAATATTTGAAAAGTATTTTGAAGATTTAAACCAAACTTTACGTGTCCCTCAAACGGATATTGACTATTCTGACAGAGTTGCAAATTTAGATGAGAAATTAGCAATATTTAAAACATTTGGGAATGCTGTTTATGAAGCATTGCCAGGACAACCAAAATACTTTAAATTACCTACTACAGATGCTTATGGTGAAACTCCATCATTCTATAGAATGGGTACAGTTGTATATAATAATCAATATGGACAACAGATAGAGCTACAAAGACTTCAAAAGAGTGAGTTCTATTATATCCAATCTTCTAGATTAACAGCATCGACAAAATCATTCCCTACTTACTTATACGAGAATCAAAAATTATTTGTTAATCCTCAGGATATAACGGATAATATACTTGTTAACTATATAAGAAAACCATTAGACGTAGTATGGGGATTTACAGTTGGGACTAGAGGACAATATATTTATGATCCAAATCCGTATGACCCAGAGGTCGTGCCGGCAACTGGATCAATTAACTTTGAACTTCACGAGTCAGAACAAACATTAGTTATAACAAAGATATTGTTATACGCGGGCGTTGTTATTAATGACCCTCAAATAATAAACCTTGCCTCTCAGCAAGTACAAGCAGAACAGATTAATTCAAAAAGCTAAATAAGATATGGCATTTCCAAATGGGGGTTTAATAACCGAGACTAATAGACAATACTATGCTGGATCTCAAGGGTTCCAAGCTGATGGAGTGCAAACTTCTTTTACCTTTACATTTGACACTAATTTAATATTGGGTAGTTGGGATTTAAACGAGGCTGCTTATGCTTTGAATAATTTTAAATTATACTATAGCGAAGATGGTCTTATTTATGAAGAAATACCGGTTGAATATTCTTTATCAGGTAATACCATAACATTTGATTCATTTGTTCCAATTGAAGGATCTGTAGTAGTTTGCCAACTTAAAAGTTTAGATGGCGGAGCTTATGGCGATCGTACTGCTTATGGTAATACAGTAGAAGAGAATTATGGTAGTTATGCTTATATTAAACTAAATGATATAGTTAACAACTTTATGATAGCTTACGTTGGAGCAGGAAAACTTATACCTAGTGTTAAAAGAACTGATGTAATATTCCATGCAAAAAGAGGATTACAGGAGTTTAGTTATGATACTTTAAAAAGTATTAAATCGCAAGAACTTACGGTGCCGCATAGTTTAAGTTTGCCAATACCTCAAGACTACGTTAACTATGTTAAAATGTCATGGGTTGATAGGCAAGGTATTAAACACGTTATATATCCAACAAGACTTACAAGTAACCCAACAGGTTTGCCTTTACAAGATGCTTTAGGCATACCCATACAGAGTAATTTTGATGATAATATAGAAGGAACGTCAATTACAGAACAACGATGGGATACAAATAATAATGGATTAATAGTCAACAATCTTAATTTTATATACAATGGAACTGGTGGTTATGGGTATGGTTATGGTTATGGGTATGGATATAATAATTACGGCGAAAGATATGGGTTAGATCCTCAATACGCTAATTATAACGGATCATTTACTATAAACGAAAGAGAAGGTAAATTTTCTTTTAGCAGTGATTTAATTGGATCTTTAATTATATTAGAATATATATCTGATGGTTTAGCTTATGAGCTAGATACAAAGGTCCCTAAATTAGCTGAAGAAGCCATGTACGCGTATTTGAATTATAATATTCTATCCGGAAGAACAGGGGTTCCAGAATACATTGTACAAAGATTTAAACGAGATAAGTTTGCTTTATTAAGAAATGCCAAAATTAGGTTGTCTAATATAAAACTAGAGGAAATAACTCAAGTGATGAGAGGCAAATCTAAATGGATTAAACACTAATATTATATGGCAGAAATTAAAAATAATTTTCTAGAAGCTAAGATGAATAAAGATATTGATGATAGGATTTTACCTAATGGTCAATATAGAGACGCTAGAAATATAGAGATAAGTAGATCGGAAGGTTCTGACGTAGGTACGTTACAGAACGTATTGGGTACAGAAAACTTAATTGACTTTAGAGATATTACAGGGAAGGATGTATTTTCTATAGGAGCATATACAGATGGTAATAGTAATAATATATTTATATTCTTAACTGATTATACTAATCCAGAAGGAGCGGAAATATATAACCCAGCCGCTTATAATGCAATATACCTTTACAATATTTTAACAGGAGCGGTTGATGTGTTAATAGAAGGCGCTTTCTTAAACTTTTCTGCTACTAATCCAATATTTGCGGTTAACTTGCTAGAAACATTATTATTCTGGACTGACAATAGAAACCAGCCAAGAAAAATAAATGTTGTATCTGCTCAGCAAACACCGGGGTACTATACTTCAGAGGAACAAATATCTGTTTCAAAAATAAATCCATTCTTACCTATAAACTTATATAAAGAAAGCGAAGCAACGGCCGCTATTAGCGAATACGAAACTTCCATGTATGATGTGGTAAGTCAATATTTACCTGGAAGAGGAGGAACAGCTTTAGTTGTGGGGGCGGTAGCAGGCCTTACTGTTATTCCAATAGATACGTTTTCAACGGGGTTTGTTCCTGCGGTTGGGCAATTAGTTACTGGTATTGGAATTGATAGCGGTACTGACGGGTTGAAAGTGGTATCGTACAATGATTTAACTGACGCGATAACCGTTTCTATAGCTCAAACTTTACCTGACAATACTGAATTAACATTCAATGCAAACCCATATTATCAACCAGAATATATTGGTGACCCTTCGTTTCTAGCAGATAAATTCATTAGGTTTGGTTATAGATTTAGATTTGATGATGGTGAATATTCTATATTTTCTCCATTTACGCAACCAGCATATATACCTAAACAAGATGGTTACTTTCAGTATTTTCCTGAGGTAGAAGCAGGGGCAACTATAATACCTGCTAAGGACGACGAATCCGACGCTTACAGAAGCACTATAGTTAGTTTTATGGAAAATAAGGTTAACAATATACTATTACAAATTGTATTGCCAGGAGCAGCTGAAGATCTATTTAATGACTTTAAAATAATTGAAATTGATATATTATATAAAGAATCAGATGGATTAGTTGTTAACGTTGTTGATACAATACCTATAGAAGCTATAGTTGCTCAATCAGGTATTTCTAATGTTTATCAATATAATTATCAATCAAAGAAACCGTACAAAGTATTGCCCAATAAAGATATTATAAGAGTTTATGATAAAACTCCCGTTAAGGCTTTTGGACAAGAGATTATAAGCAATAGAGTAGTATACAGTAACTACCAAGATAAATTAAGTTACCCAAAGTATTTGAATTACAATGTTGCGTATGGAGATAAAAGCCCATTCTCAACAGAGTTTGACTATACAAGTATTATTGAATACCCAAACCATACGGTAAAACAAAATAGAACATATCAAGTAGGTATTGTATTAGCGGATAAGTTTAGCAGACAATCCGGTGTAATATTATCGGATAATAATGTGGGCTCAACTAATGTGGACACGGGAGCCTTATTTGGGGCATCGACAATATACGTTCCTTATAGAACAATAGAGGATACTCCTGTCGCTGAATGGCCAGGAACATCGTTAAAAGTTTTATTCAATGAAGTAATACCATCAGACCCAGATCCATCTACAGGTTGGCCGGGATTATGGAATGGAGATATTGATTCTGTTGACTACAATCCATTAGGGTGGTATTCATATAAAATAGTAGTTAAACAAACGGAGCAAGATTATTATAACGTATATTTACCAGGGTTAGTTGCTAGCAATCCATTAACTCCATTATTAGAATTAGGTAAAACTTCATACGCTGTTCTTATAAATGACAATATAAATAAAGTTCCTAGAGATCTATCAGAAGTTGGGCCTGCTCAATTGCAATTTAGAAGTAGCGTTACCTTATTTAGTAGGGTTAATAATATTATACTAGAAGATCTTGGAGGGCCTGTAAACCAGCAATACTATCCAGGCAATACATTTTCATTTGTAAACACTATAGCTACGAATAATTCTTTATTTGGAGTAGATACAGCTTTACCTTTAGACCCTCTTTTTTATAAGTTTTATGATGTAGCTTCTAATCCTTTAATTGCCAGAATAACAACCGAGGGTATTATAGGCAGTCCTGATTTAGCGGATCCTTATGTTTTAGCTGTAATGGAAACAGGCGGTGTTGACTCAAGATTAGATATTTTTTGGGAAACCACAACCGCTGGCGTAATTAGCGAGTTGAATGCTTTAATATTAGAGGGGACTCAAGGAGCAAGAAGCATACAAAACTTTGAGTATACTCACAACGAGAGCATGGTTCCCGGAACGCAAATAACAACCCAGTTTTATCCAGTAGATATAGATGGTTTACCTATTGCGTCTTCAGATATGACAATGACTGTTAAAAACTTAATAGGTACAAGCAGAACCACAGAGTTTGAACTTGTAAAAGTTGTGGCCGGCATATTGCCTTATGATTCATATTACATAAAAACCGCAGCTAGTACTTATTTTTATTATGGGCCAGGAGCTGCTTATAACGAGTCTTATAACTTTAAGTTTAATATAACAGCAGAGTCTTTAAACACAGTTGTGACTAGAGCTGGATCTTTATCTAATATAGTTCCATTTATTATTACTGAAGAACCAGCGGATATAATTTATAAGATGGATGGGGAGGTTGACGTTGCTCAATTCTATGCTACTAATGGATCATTAGAACTAGGCGGAAAATGGACTTACGATATAACCTGGGCTGTTGCTACTCAATTTTATGTTCCAGAAACAGGCCCTAATCAGCCTACAACTTTATTTTCAATAACAAATAATCCTATAAATGTAGGTCCTTTAAAAAGGGGGTTGCTAAAACAATTAAGCGGTACTGCAGACGGCAAATACATTGTAAATGTTAGCGCAACAGATGCTGGTGGATTAACTACTTACAGAGAAGTAGAGATAAACTATGGTGTAGTTTAATATATAAACAAGTAATAATAATAATAACAATATGGCTGCAGAAATTGAAGTTAAATATTTTAATACATTTTTTTTAAACAAAGATGTGGTTGCAGGCACCGAATTAGAACCTGCTCCTATCCCAGTTTGGAATGGTTCTAGAGGGATACCAACTATAATAGGAGGTTATCCCGTAAGAGCTGTATCTGAAGTTCCAGAAGGCAATTGGGCTATTGAGGAAGCTAGAATTCATGGTGGATACAATAATACAAGCACTGACTACGGCGTTAAAGCTTATATTGTAGAAGATGATAATCAAAGTGTAATCAAAGGGAGTGGATTAATCTATTCAGGTATATTCAATTCAAGGACTGGGGTTAATAATACAAATCAATTCTCTGTTGGTGAAGACATAACGAAGGGGGTTGATCCTGCAAATGGATCTATTCAAAAGTTATATGCCGAGGATACTAACTTAATTATATTCCAAGAGAGCAAAGTTAGCCGAGGGTTGATCGACAAAGATGCTATCTATTCTGCTGAAGGAGGCGGAACATTAACATCCTCTAATACGGTGATTGGTCAAATACAAGCTTATGCTGGAAACTACGGCATAAGCAGAGATCCATTAAGTTTTGCTGTTTATGGATATAGAAAATACTTTACAGATAAAGATAGAAATGCGGTGCTTAGATTGTCTCAGGACGGTTTAACGGAAATATCAGAATACGGAATGGTTGATTTCTTTAGGGATCAATTCAACAGTATAGATTCTTCTATATATGGCCCTGGTTTAATAATTGGAGGATATGATATATACAACAAGCAATATGTAGTATCACTTCAAAAATCAATGTCAAATACTGATCAAACATATAATACATTGTCGTTTGACGAACAAGTTTCAGGATTCACTAGTTTATTTGATTACAAACCTAATCAACTGTTAAGTTTGAAGAACAATTACTATTCTTTTAATAATGGAATATTATGGTTACACTATAGTGAAAATGTTGAAAGAAATAGGTTTTATGGCACATTAAATAGATCTAGTATTACTTTTATATTTAATGCACAACCTAGTCTTATTAAAAACTTTAAAACGGTCAACTATGAAGGCTCTAATGGTTGGATGGTTGATAGATTCGTTTCGGATATTACAGGGCCAGACTTTTTTAATGATACTGTTGTTAATTATCAGGACGTAACAAATGTGGTTTATAGTTATAACGAGGGGGCTTATGATAATTATGGTAATGAATTTCCGGATCCATTATATCCGCCTATAAATAGAGCTGGCTTTGATAGAAAAGAAAATAAATACAAGGCTAACCTAATAAACAATAGTTTAGCTCAAGCAGGAGAGGTTTCTTACGGAGACGCTATTTCTGGAATAAAAGGATATTTTGCGACTGTAACAGTTTCAACGGATTCAAGTACTGATTTAGGCGGAGCAAAAGAGTTATTTGCAGTATCAACGGAATATATAAATTCATCTTATTAAATTATATGGAAGGCATCGTAAAAAAGAATACAGAGACAAGGTTAATAAATAAAGATTTTATTGAGAAGGTTGAGTTTTTAGAAAATACGATGCTATCTATTGAAGATTCCCGTATTGCAAAAGGCAATTCAGATATGTTCCCTTTGAAGCATTCGTTTTCAGAGGGAATATATGTTAGGGAAATGTTCATGCCAAAAGGCGGATTAGTTATTGGGAAGTTATATAAAATATCTCACACTTGGTTTTTGCTAAGTGGGGAACTAGAAGTTGCAACAGATGAAGGAGGCGAATATTATATTGGACCTTGTTATGTTAATGCTCCAGAAGGCACTAAACGCGTATTACATGCTGTTACAGACATCGTTTTTGTAAATGTATATCCAAACCCAGATAATATAACAGACACTGATAAATTAGAAGATATACTAACCTGTACATCTTACAAAGAATATGAAAAATATAAACTTATAAAATAATAGCCTATGTCAATGGTAGTAGCTGGGTGCATCTCAGGAGGCGCTAGTATAGTTAGTGGAATTATAGGAATGGGTGCTTCTGCATCTGCTGCTAGAAGAGCCGCTAGAGAAAAAGCAAGATTACAAAAACAATTAGATAGTTTGGAGTCAAGTCGTCAAGCCATCATAAACCCATACGCTGACTTTAAAGATATTAGTGGGTTAGCTACAAACTTATCCGGTATGATTTCAAATCCATACGCTAGTTTAGGAGTAGCTACAAAAGCCGCTGAGTTTGAAGCAGAACAAACTGATATATCTTTGGCTAATACTTTAGATACATTAAAAGAAACCGGAGCCGGGGCTGGTGGAGCGACCGCTTTAGCGCAAGCTGCTTTACAAGGCAAGAAAGGCATCTCCGCTAATATTGAACAGCAAGAAGCTCAGAATGAAAAACTAAGAGCTCAAGGCGAACAACAAATGGAACAAATGAAGATGGCTGAAGCTCAAAGAATTCAAGGAGTTCAATTATCTGAAGCACAAAGAATGCAACAAGCTGGAGCTGCCGGTAAAGAATTTATGTTTGGAGCTAGAGAAAATAGAGAGCAACAAAAAATAGAAAGAGTCGCTGGGCAATTAGGAGGCGCTGCTGCTCAAGAAGGTCAAGCTAATGCAAACTATATGGGAGCATTAACCGGCATGATTGGCGGGGTTGCTTCTGCGGCAAGTTCGTATATGGCCGCAAATCAATCACAACAACCATAATATACAGATAATATATGAGTGCATACACAAATCCAGAGACATACATAGACACACAATCGGCTCAACATTTGCAAAACTTACAAAATACTATAGCTGGTTCTTTTGCTAATATCGCTCAAGCCTATGCTTCACGGCAAGATATATTAAAAAAAGAAAAAAAACAAAATCAAGAAGCTCTAAAGGCTAACGACTTAAAAGCTCAAGAATATTCTTTTTCACTGTATACAGATTTAGCAAAGTCAGGGGAAAAGTCTCCCTCTGTTGATTGGGCTAAAACATTCGACCCCTTAATAAAAGAGTCTGTTGCCTTAAGATCAAGCCTACTAAATGGAACTTTAACTGACAAGCAGGGGGCTACAAAAAGATTGGCTCAAATACAATCTTCTGTTGACGGAGTTACGGGCAGTTTAGCTAATTTATCCGCTGCAGGAACTACATATAAAGACGCTTTGGTAAAAGGCATAAGTGTTCAAGGCGGATTGTCGTCTTGGAACGATCCTAAGGTTACACTAGCGATGGACGTTCTTACGCAAAGACTTCCTGGGAATAAAGAACCATTCTTTAAAGATAATGATCCATCAAAATTAATGTGGAGGGTTACTGATGACAAAGGAGGGCTATTATATGAATTCGATGCTTCACAGCTAGATAAAATTTCTAAGGGACAAGGGCTAATAAAAACAATACCAAACCAAGTCGAAGCATTTGATTCGTTGAAAACCACTAATTCTGGAATATTCGGAACTACTCAAACAAAGATTGATGGTAAAGAAACTATGATTCCAAATGGTAGAGTTAATGAGAGTTTCTTAAAAGTTGGCTCTGATGGTAAACCAATAACTAAAGAAGTAGAAGTGGCATCAAGCGGAGGAAGAAGGGTGACTAAGTTAGTGCAGGAAGTTGATACAGATCTTGTTAAGAAAAATGGTAATCTAATGACTACTTTGCAGGCTCAGGCCGAAGGGTTGCTAGCAGATCAATCTTCTGCTATAGATTTTTATAATGATATTATTAGCGATGATAAAGGATTGTATAAAGGTACAGGTTTTAATTTTGATCCTAGGAAGCCATTAGACGATGTCGGAAAGAAAAGGTTTGTTGAAGACTATAAAGAGTATTTTGTTCAAACACAGATAGCCAAAACGCAAGATGTATTGAAACCTGAAGGAGATGTGTTTACCACTACTTATGAAACTGCAAAACCTAGTAAAACAAAAGCGACTGGGGTTGCTAAACCATCAGCTTCTGAAAAAACACAAGTTGCTTTTAACGCTAGGATAAAAGATGTAATAGCTTCTGGACAGGGCGGAATTGTAAAGGGAGATTATACTTTAGAAAAAGACGAAGCTGGGCTATGGTCATTACGCGATAAAGATGGTTTACCAAAACCAGGAACAGAAAGTCAACATGATCCTTACGTGCTACAAAAATACATTGGAGGAACATTAAAGAAGAATGCGACTAAGAAAAATACAAAACAAGTTGAATTACCTTAACTAATAAAATATAATACAATATGCCTATATATACTTATAACGGAGCTACATTTTCAGAAGAAGAAGTAATTGCTAAAGCAAAAGCAAAAGGGCTTGGCGTGGATGCTTATATTAACAAATTTGGAATTAAAAAGTCTGAAAATGACAATAAAACTGTAGAGCCGGGAAAGCAAAAAAAAGTTGTGGAAACGGGTGCGCCTGCAACAGTAAAAAGTACGGCATCCAAGTCGGTAAAACCTTCATCGGCATCTCGAGATAATGTTTGGGGAGAGGACAAGTCTCAACCTGATTTTGTAACTAATCTACAAAAAGTTACTCAACCTAAACCTACGTTTCAAAAGCCTGTTAGTACAAAAATCCCAAAGCAGGATTTGCGTTTAATATCAGAATACCAAGACAAAGTAAAAAAAGAAGAAGAGTCTACTTTTTCAAATTATCTCAAAGAATCATTTGACTCAGGAGTCTCGACAATAACCCAATCTTTCTATAAAGCCCCAGAAGTATTATATGATGTTACAGCAACTTTAATTACAAACCCAATTGCTAATTTAGTTGGAGATATTACGGGTATAAAAACAGAGGATGCTTCTTCCAAGAAAATAATGGATACCTTCGGTATACGTAATATACCTGCTGATATACTAGAAGAAAGAATTAAAAAATCTGATAAAATAATACAAGAATATAGCTCTAAAAACGGAGGGGATCCATTGACGGCTATACAGAATGGTAATTATACCGGAGCAGCTAAGCTAGTTGCTGGAGGCACAACTCAGTCTGTTCCGATGATGGCTGCCGCTATGTTAAGCGGAGGCAGTTCTCAAGCATTAGCCGGTATCGCTACTTCTACTGCTATTACAAAAATGGGACAGCTAGAAAAAGAGCATCCTGAAATGGAAATGAATGCAAAAATAACTAATGCCGCAGTGTCAGGATTATTAGAAGGATATTTAGGCCATTTATTTACAGGGGCTTCTGGTTCCGTTGTAAAAAGAATCTTAGTTGACAAAGGAGGCAAAGCTGGTTCTAAAATAGTTTCTAATGGATTGATGAGTACTTTAGAAAATGCTATTGAAAAAAACCCTTTGATTGCTTTATTAGGAGAGGTAGCCGAAGAGAGCGGTGTTGAATTAGGAAATCAATTAAATGACATTAATTCAAATATAAGAGAAGGCTTAGACTTCAAGTCTATTGTAAATGCAGGTATTATAGCGGTTGGTATGGGCGGGGCCAATACGGTACCCGTATATGGAGCTAAAGGAGTAATGAAAGTTGCTGAATACAATCAAGTAAAAACTGTAAACAAAGAAATAAACGCATTAACAGCGCAATTATCTAACCCTTATATAAGTCCATCTGATAAAAAAGTAATCTCGTCTAGAGTTAATAGACTTGTAGATGAGAATAAAGCAATTGTAGGCTCTAGTTTAGAAAAAATAAATGCCTTGCCTAATAATATAAAATCAGAGATTACTACAATTAATGATGATCTTGACAACATTAAAAGCAAGTATTTAGAGTTGAGCGATAATCAGGAGTTACCCACCGATGTGCAAAAAGCAATGGGTGATGAATTAAAATTACAAGCTAAAGATTTACAGAAAAGGAAAGCAAGTATTATAGAGGGCAATTATATTTATGAAGATTTTAATAAACTTCCAGAGGAAGATAAGATTAGAATTAAAGATATGGCTACGCAAACATTGATAGCGGATTCTGAACTATCTGGTGCCGCAAAAACTAGCTTTAATGAAGATGAAATAAATAAAGAAGCTGTTAATATATACAATACGGAATTAAGAGCAAAGGATGTATCTACGGACATAGAACGAACAAGCCAAGCTATTAAAGCAATTGGCCTTGGGGAAGAAGTGGATATGCCAGAGTTAAACTCTGCTAATGATGTTATAGACTATTTATCCACTAATACTGAATTAGACGATAATACAATAGAAGATATAGCGGATTCATACGGAGCGTTTATACCTTTAGCAAACGGGAAAGAAGCTTTAATAATAAACAAGGAAGCGGCAAATATGGATCAAGTTGTTACAACTGGGCAACATGAATTTTTGCATAAATTGGTATATAAGGCTGTTAAAGATAACCCCGAGTTACAAAAACAAATGGGGTTGCAATTATATGACCACATTGAGAATTACATTGGTGCTGAAGAATTTAATAATACTGAGTTTAAAACAAGGTACGATTCTTATAAAAAAGATTTTGAAACTACTAAATTAGAATTAGATAGCAAAGTTGTAAAAGCAAAAGACTTTTTTGAGAAGGGTCTAATAACTCAAGAAAGATATGATCAAGCAGTAACAGATGCTGACAACGCGACAGCTAAAGCTGAAGGTAAATATTTGGAAGAAACATTGCCCTTATTGTCGGAATCCTTATCAAAAGGCGATATAAAATATAATGAAACTTTCTTTACTAAGATTGGCGATATATTACGTAAAGTATTCCAAAAATATGGATTAAGTAAGGTAAAATTTGATACTGGTAAAGATGTTTTTAACTTTGTTAGAGATTATAATAAAAGTTTTGAAAAAGGGCAATTTACAAAAGCTTTTAAAGCGTTAGCTAAAGAAGGTGAGTATAAAGGGTCTATAGCAAAAGGAAATGCTCCGGTTAGAATAAAAACGACTAAAGCGGATGTAAAACTATCAAAGGTTCAGGTTGAGGGCTTGCAAAAAGAGTTAACTAATCTTGAGGACGAATATGACGAAGGATATGGCGATATTGATGAGCAAGAATATAAAAGTAGAAAAGCTAATATAGAGAGCAAATTAAAAGCCGCGGTTAAACTAGAGGAGAAAGGTGTTTCAATTGCAGAACCAAAGAAAACTACTACGGAAGAAGATGAGGTTAAGGAAATTATAAAAAATGAAAGGGGTTCTTTATCTTCTGACAAAGTACAACAAATATACAATTCAAAAGGAAAGAATGGAGCGGCGGAAATAATAAGGCTATTTGAACCAATTACAAAAAAGATAGTTGATAAACGTAGAGATGCTCCAGGCTTTGACAGAGAATTATTGACCGATGAAATAGAAACCGGTGTTGGGGGTATTTTAGATTTAATAACAAAGTATAATCCAGAATCTGGTGTGCCATTGGCTGCTTATATAAATAAGTATTTACCGGTAAGAGCAATTGCTACTTCTAAAAGAGTTTTGGAACAGCAATTTAATAAGGATGCATCGGAAGAAAAGGGCTTAATGGCTACTGAAACAGCTGATCAAGGGTTTGCTGAAACAGCAAAAGAAAAGCCAAAGTATAAAAACGCATTAGAATCAAAAGTTTTCGAACCAGAGACTTTAGAAACAATCAATGCAAAGATCCTAACGGTAGTTAGAACATTAAAGTCTAAGATTAACGAACCTATATCTATTAATAAAACGGTAACTCCGCTTATTGCTGAGATAAGAGATGAAATAGGTAAACAAGTAGATATTGATGTTAAAACTGCTATGGGTGGTAAAAAAGACAATCAATTAAAAAATTGGATGTTAAAGAACAAAAAATATGTTCTTGAGAATATGACTACCACTTGGATGATGGGTAAGGATGGACAAGGAGGAATGCCTATTGCAATTCAAAAGCAAGTTGATGGTAGATGGGTTAACTTTCCAGAATGGGTTGGTAAAAAAATTGACAGAGAAAAAACAACTACAGATCAGGCCGGTAGAACTTCAGGAGCAGAACTTGTTAGAAGACTACCCGGTGTTAATAATAATATATCTGATGCAGACTAT